CCTGTAAATGAACCTAAGAAAAAAGAACAACCAGGAAAAGCAGCAACACAATCTGCCAAACCATCTGAACCTGGCCAACCTGTAAAACAAGGACAAACGGCTCAAGGTAAGATGGATAAAGAAACACTTTCTACTACAAATCCAGAAGCAGGACAAGAACAAGGCCCATCACCTGAACAAAAATTAAGTGGTGTAGAATTAAAATCATCGGCAGAAAAAAATATAGAAAAAGAAAAGTCATCCGATTTTGCAAAAGGATATGTAAAAAGAATTGGTGATAAAATTAAAAGCTGGTCAGAAGAAGAAAAACAATTTTTTAAAGAAAAGTTACACAATGGTGGTTCTACCGAAAGAAGAAGTTGGGGTAAAGCAATAATGGATAAAGCAAAGGGTGCAGGTCTTGCAATTATGCGTGGTTTAAAACATGAAGCACAAGAATTTAAAGCAGCCGGACAGGGTGTAATGAAATTAATGAGTGGAAAGAAGTTAGATGGTCATGATAAAAAAGCAATGTTATCCGTTGGTAAAAAAATTGTAATAACAGGTTTAACTGCAGCTATCACAGGAGGTTTAGCACATGGTGCAGCTGCATTTGCAAAACACGTTGCAATTGAATTAATTCCACATGCTATTGGTGAGGTGACAATAGGTGGTGTTGCAAAGGCTGCAATGTTTGCAGAAGGTACAAACCCCGCAACCACACTTAATATATTCGCAGCTGCAATTGCAGAAAGAATGGAAAATATGAAAATAACTCCTAAAATAATGGAGGATATGATTGATTCTTATAATAATAAAAAATTAGAATCAAAATTTAAACTAAACGAAAACCTTTCAGAATCAAAAGAAAATTCAATAAATCATTTTGTAGAATACGCAACTAAAAAATTAAAGTTAAAAGAAACTCCAAAAATTACTTTATTAAGTGGTAGAGAATATTCTGAAGCAAAAACCAGTTTAGGTGGATACAATCCAATGTCAAAAGAAATATATGTTGCAATAGAAGGTAGATTGACGGCAGACATACTTAGAACTCTTGCACATGAGATGGTTCATAGAAAACAAGATGAATTGGGTTTAGTTAAAGATGAAGTTAAAGATGGTGCAACGGGTTCTCCAATAGAAAACCAAGCACATGCGGTAGCGGGAATCTTAATGAGAAATTATGGTAAGATAAATAAACAAATTTACAACGAAAGTATTAATATAGATGTTGACAAAGGTGATACTGTTTTGATGGGTAAATTTAAAAACAAAAAAGTTGTTGTAAAAGATATTGGAAAGGATGACTACGGAATGCCAACAATTAATGGTAAGAAAGCAACAACATTTAGATTGGGTGACAAAGGTCAAAATATATTTAAAAAAGATGAAAATATTGATGAAATGAAATCTACGGATGTACATTTTATGAATATGATAAAACTATATAGAGATTCAACTTTTAGAAAAAGAATAAATGCATATCTTTTTGGTAAACCAAATCAAAATAATCCAAATGCGGTAGCAAAAGTACTTCGTAATATGAATTATGATGAAATAACTCAAATGGAAAAAGAATTAAATCTTAAACCAAGTTTTGATGAACAAATTGATGAACTATATAATGATGTTGAAAATTTCATAAACAATTATTTGGGTGAAGTTAGTGTAAATACTGGAGAAGATGGTGTACCAGATGGTGGATATGTTCCTAAAGGAAAAAAAAGAAAATTAGACGGAAATGATGGTGTAAATAAATCAGAAGATTGGTATACAAATGGTGGATATACTCAAACTGATTTTCCAAAAGCAGATGCAATATTTGGTGACGAAGAAGGAGAAGAAAGAACGATTACATATAGTATCAAAAATTTACCAGAAGTAGATTATGTAGAAACAGAATTTATTAAAGAAGGATTATTATTAGAAGGTGGTGCATATGGTCACATGGCACATCCATTTGATGATATGGATTTGACATTTGGAGATTTAAAAAATATTATATCATCCGCACTTAATGGTGATTTAGGAGTAGTTAGAGAAAAAACAGACGGACAGGCTTTGGCAATTAGTTGGAAAAAAGGAAGATTAATAGCAGCTCGTAACAAAGGTCACTTATCAAACGCGGGAGCAAACGCATTAGGAATAGAAGGGATTGCATCAAAATTTAATAATAGAGGTGGATTGACGGATGCATACAATTTTGCAATGAAAGACTTATCAGCAGCAATATCGTCTCTATCACAAAAACAAAGAGAAAAAATATTCGGTGAAGGTAAAAACTTTATGAACATTGAAGTTATATGGCCTACATCAGTGAATGTAATTCCTTACGGCCAAGCTTTATTGGTTTTTCATAATTGTATAGAATATGATATAAGTGGTAATTCAATTGGTAAAGTGGATGGTGCAGAGAGTACATTGGCAGGAATGATTAAACAAGTAAATGCGGATGTTCAATCAAAATATACAATCCAAGGCCCTCCAATTACATCTATTCCTAAAAATGATGATTTAAATTCAAAAAAAGGAAAATATTTATCAAAATTAAATAAATTACAATCCGAATTTAGTTTATCCGATTCGGATAATGTTGCAGACTATCATCAAAGCTGGTGGGATTGGTGGATTACATCAAACGTACCTGTTAAGATTGATAAAATTACAAAAGAGTCATTGATTAGAAGATGGGCCTTTGGTGATAAAGGGTTTAGATTAAATACAATATCAAATCCAGAATTACAAAAGTGGGCAATACAAAATGATAAAGTTAATGTTGTAAAACAACAAAAAAATAATATCAAACCATTTGAAGAAATATTTTTAGGAGTAGGTGCAGATGTATTAGAATTTGTTGGAAGTGTATTAACTGTTCATCCTGATAACGCAATTAGAGCAATGAAAGACAAATTAAAGTCAGTTGCACAACAAGTTAGAAATGGTGGTGACCCATCTAAAATAGCTAAATTAAAACAAGAATTATCTAGATTAAATCAATTAGGTGGAATTGAAAAAATAGTAGCAAGTGAAGGGTTAGTATTTGTTTATAATGGTAAAACATATAAACTTACAGGTACTTTTGCACCATTAAATCAGATACTTGGCATTTTTTACTCTTAATTTGATATATATTATAATAATAAACAGTTACAAAAAGGAAGATTAGTATGGCAAAAAGAAAAAGTTTTGATGAGAAAAACAAAAACATTCACAAATCTCGTAAATTAATTATAGATACGGTATTTGGTAGAGAGGACAACAATAAAAAGTCGTTTGGTTATGAAAAAGAAACCGAACAAAAAAGAGAAGTTGGTGAAACGTGGGTAGATAGTGAAGGTAAAGAGTGGAGACAAGAAAAGGGATTTAAGACAGTCGTTACTGAAATGGACGATGTTAGAGATTTCTTACATAAATTAAGTCATTGTTCTTCAGAAGATTGTAAAACGGTTCCATATAGTTGGGCAGACAAAAAGTTAATTAGTAAAACTGGTATGTGCACAACTTGTTTGGCAAAATTTGAAACTCAATTGAGAGCGGATGGTACATTTCCTTTTTATGAAGATTATAAAATAACAAATAATAAACTTGCGTATGTAAGGGATTATAAGGCTAAAATGGAAGAGGCATTGGGGGGTGTAAAACAACAAATGGAAATAATTACCGAAGATGGTAAAGTTGAAAAGTGGTCATGGGAAGTAGATATTGAGAAAGTAAAAGAAGATTTGAAAAAAGATATTGATGGTGCATTTGAAGCCATTGAATTATTAATAGAAAGAAAAAGATTATTAGAAGAAAAATTGGTTGAGTTAAATCATCCAGAATTAGTAAAAAAATAAAATATGAAAAAATTATTAAATTTAAAAAACATTGCAATAGCATTATTAATTGTAATAGTAGTTTTCCAACAATGTGGTGGAGACAAAACAAAAACGGGTGAAATTGTAAAAGTAGATGGTAAAAAGTACGAACTTATTAAGCATGAAATTGATACAATTGAAGTAGTTAAGACAAAGGTAGTAACTAAAAAAGGTGAAGATATTTACCATGAAACAATTAAGGAAGTAACTATTCCTGCAATTGTAGATACTCAAGCTTTATTACAAGATTATTTTGCAAAGAACATTTACAAAGATACATTACAATTACCAGATAGTTTAGGTATTGTATCTTTAATTGATACCATTACTCAAAATAAAATATTAGGTAGAACATTTAATGCAAGTGTTAAACAAAGAACTATTAAAGAAACAACAATTGTAAAAGAATTACCAAAGACTAAACTATTTTATGGTTTTGAAGGTGGATTTAACAAAGCAGATGTAGTATCTCATTTAGGATTTGGTGTTTTAGTTAATACGAAAAAAGATAAGATGTTCCATTTAGGATTGGGAGTTGCAAATAGAACAACCGATGGTACAAGTGGGGCATTATCACCTTATATTGGTGGTGGTGTGTATTGGAAATTGAAACTTAAAAAATAATGGGAGTTCAAGGGCAACCTAAGAAGTCATTAAAAGAAATAATAGCTGAAGAATATCGTAAATGTGCGTTAGACCCCATTTACTTTATGAAGAAGTATTGTGTTATTCAGCACCCGGTGAGAGGAAAAATACCCTTTCACCTTTATCCTTTCCAGGAGGAGTGTTTAACGGATTTTAAAGAAAATAGATTAAATATCATTCTTAAATCCCGTCAGTTGGGTTTATCAACATTATCAGCAGGATTTATTCTTTGGAAAATGTTATTTAACCAAGACTTTAACGCATTGGTTATTGCAACAAAAGTAACTGTAGCAAAAAACTTAGTTGAAAAGGTAAGAGTAATGCACGACTTACTTCCTGTATGGTTAAGAGATGGTGGTAATAGTTCAGTAGAAGATAATAAACTTTCCCTTAAATTAAAAAATGGTTCACAAGTAAAAGCAATCGCAAGTTCTCCAGACGCGGGTCGTTCGGAAGCATTGTCATTGTTAGTTGTGGATGAAGCTGCATTCATTAGAGATATTGATGAAATTTGGTTATCGGCACAATCTACATTATCAACGGGTGGTTCTGCAATTGTATTATCTACTCCGAATGGTGTGGGTAACTGGTTCCATAAAATGTGGGTCGATGGTGAGAGTGGTGCAAACGGATTTAATAATATAAATTTACATTGGACTGTTCATCCTGAAAGAAATCAATCATGGAGAGATGAACAAACTCGTATATTGGGAGTAAAAGGTGCAGCACAAGAGTGTGATTGTGATTTCGTAGGTTCAGGAGATACTGTAATCGACCCAGCATTATTAACATGGTATAAAGACACATATGTTATGGACCCGATTGAAAAAAGTGGGTTTGACGGAAATTATTGGAAATGGGAACATCCTAATTACAATAGAGCATATATGGTAGTTGCCGATGTCGCGAGAGGTGATGGTTCGGATTATTCTACATTCCAAATAATAGACATAGAAGATAGTTCACAGGTTGCAGAATATAGAGGTAAAATTGAAACAAAAGATTTTGGAAACTTTTTAGTTGCAGTATCAACAGAATGGAATAATGCATTATTAATTATAGAAAACTCAAATGTAGGATGGGCAACTATCCAACAGGTAATTGATAGAGGATATGGTAATTTATTCTATATGAGTAATGATTTAAAATATATCGATGTTGAAAAACAAATGTCTAATAAGTTTTATAGAGATGAAAAGAAATTGGTTGCAGGATTTGGTACAACATCAAAAACAAGACCTCTTATTATTTCTACTTTAGATACATACATAAATGGTAAAGATATCCTAATTCGTTCTCAAAGACTTATAGATGAACTATTTACATTCATTTGGACTGCCGGTAGAGCGGAAGCAATGAAAGGATATAATGATGACTTAACAATGGCATTGGCAATTGGACTTTGGGTTCGTAATACAGCACTTCGTTTAAAACAAGAAGGAATTGATTTGACAAAGACAATGTTAAACTCAACTCAAGTAAGTCAATACACAGGATTTGTTTCATCAGGTCATCTAAAACAAAATCCATATGAAATGGAAGTGGGTAGAGGTGAAATAGAAAACCTAACTTGGTTACTTAAGTAATTTTTTTATATTTATATGTTGAAACTCTTATAGATGAACGAAGATTTGGATAAATGGTTTAAAGAAAAATGGGTGAACATCGGTAAAAAAATCGATGGTAAACACCCACCATGTGGAACTTCGGGAGAAAAAAGAGGTTATGCAAAATGTGTTCCTGCAGCAAAAGCAGCCGGAATGAGTAAAAAAGAAAAAGAAAGTGCAACTCAAAGGAAAAGAGCAGCACAAAATGATGCAGGGAGAGGTGGTAAGGATAGTAGTGGACAAGGTAAGAAACCAATATATGTTTCAACAAAACCAAAAAATGAAACTATGAATATAGAAGAAAGACTAAATTTATTTTTAGAAAAGAATTGCCCAACAGACCCAGGTAAATGGTCGGCAAGTAAATCGGCAGCAAAATCTAAGTTCGATGTATATCCTTCTGCATATGCAAATGGTTGGGCAGCAAAAAATTACAAAGAAAAAGGTGGAGGTTGGAAAACTTGTAGTGAAAATGTAGTAAGTGAAATGGTGGGCAGAGAAGCAAAAGAAATTGCTAGATTGACCGGCACACGTGATAGTATAGTACAAAAATTTATAGATGATTTTAATTTGAATGCTAAAAAGCTTTTTAACTTTATAACTAAAGGAAAAGAAAAAGTTAGAAAAGATTTTGCAACTGCAATGTCAGGTAGACCTGGTAATAGATATCAAGGTGATTTTGTAGGTATGTTTGGTGAAAGTATAGTAAACGAAGCTTGTTGGGAAGGATATAAACAAGTTGGTGGTAAAATGAAAAATGGTAAAATGGTTCCAAATTGTGTTCCTATAAGTGAAGATATTAATAGTGACGATGATGTAAATTATGGTTTAGTTGAACCTGAAGAATATGATGTAGAAGATGAGGATATGGAGGATTTCATTTCATTTATGAGAGCATATGATAAAAACTTAAATGAAGGATGTCAATGTTTAAGAGAAGCAGAATATCAGGGTAGAGAAGTTAAGTTGGGAAAACCAATGGCAGGTGATGTAAAGAAATTTAAAGTATATGTAAAAAACCCAGCTGGTAATGTAGTGAAGGTAAACTTTGGACATGGTGGAACATCCGCAGCATCCAAAGGTGAAAAAACAATGAGAATAAGAAAATCCAATCCTGCTGCTAGAAAATCATTTAGAGCAAGACATAATTGTGATAGTCCAGGACCAAGACATAAAGCAAGATATTGGAGTTGTAGAAAATGGTAATATTTGGAAAACTCAAATATTTTCCGTATATTTAAAGATAATATAAACAAAAATGGCAGATAAAACAATATTTAGTAGGTTACAAAAATTATTTTCAACAAATACTATTGTCCGTAAAACGCAAGATGGTGTAAAGGTTGTTGATACCGATGAGTGGCAGAACATGACCACAAACTTAGTTGACCGCTTTATGAAAATGAAAGTGACTAACTATGGTACGGGTGCAACACAATCATCAATGGCATATCAACAAGTTAGAATTGACTTGTTTAGAGATTACGATTCTATGGATATGGACCCGATTCTATCATCGGCATTAGATGTATATTCGGATGAAACTACTGCAAGAAACGAAATGGGTAATGTTTTAAAAATTCATCATGAAGATGACCAAATAAAACAAATATTAGAAAATTTATTTTACGATATTATTAATGTAGAATTCAATTTATGGCCATGGACTAGAAATTTAGTAAAATATGGTGATTTCTTTTTACAATTGGAAATAGCAGATAAATTGGGTATTGTAAATGTAATGCCATTATCAACATACGAAGTTAGTAGAGTTGAAAATTTTGACCCAGAAAATCCACAAAGAGTTAAATTCATATACGCACCATACCAAAACCCATCAGGTGGATATGGTCAAACTCCAAAGAAAGAATTTGAAAACTATGAAATGGCTCACTTTAGATTAAACTCAGATTCAAACTTTTTACCTTACGGAAAATCTATGATTGAAGGTGCAAGAAGAGTTTGGAAACAATTGATGTTGATGGAAGATGCGATGTTAATTCATAGAGTAATGAGAGCTCCTGAAAAAAGAATATTCAAAATTGATGTAGGTAATATTCCACCGACTGAGGTCGATAACT